ACCTTGTTGACTTCAAAAAATAATCCCTCGGCGGTTTGTGTAATCACCGAGCTGTTGAGCGAACTTGCCCACGAATCGGACACATGAAGAACGGTTGTGTCTAAGTCCTGTTTAATCTCATTTACCTTGTTATGGTCGTGCAAAGTTTGTGCGTCAAGAGCGGTAACCTTGTTTTGCAAGGTCTGCAACTTCCCTGTTATCTTGGCTGGCACGGTTGATAAAGTAACCGTGTTAAGTGTTGCATCGGCGGGGTATTCTTTAATCTCTACAATGCGGTAGTTAATCCTTGTCTTGCGTTTACGGTCAATCAGAGTAACCACATCATATAAATCAAAGGCAAGCACATCACCGTATGTGTCAGGCAACGTTTTTGCAAGGTCAATCACCTTAGCTGTATATGATTGCTCAGGTACAGCAAGCACGGCAAGTTTTGCGTTGGCATCGTCAAGCAAAGTTTGCTTGTTTGTGTAACGCTCATCACGCCATATAGCAGAAACCACTTTATCAGTGTAACTGTAATTTTCAAGGTAGGCTTTGCCATTATTTAAACTTGCAATACTCAAGCCGTCCTTACCATAAGGATAAAGTCTTGTAACCAAACTTGTGGTACTGCCTTTGTAAGTCATATCGCTCAAATTAAGCTCATCGGTAAAGTAAGTGCCTGTCGGCTCGGTATTATTGTATGGCTTTATACAATAGATGACCTTGTTAATCGTATCAAAACGATAGCGAGTATTGTATGCCGTTGAGTTTTGGCAGTAGTCAAGTATTTCAAGCGTGGTAACATCAGTCAGCTCAAGCGTTCGGCGAGCTGACACAAGGTCGGCATCAACTATAGTCCAACCTGTGCCTTTTAAAATCTCCGAACATACGCTTGCAAAGCTTACGGTGCTTTTGTTATAAGTGGGGTAAACATTATAATTAAGTCCCGTGAGGTCAAGCTCACAAGTAATGGTGCTTACCGTTTTACGCTCATTGATGCCGTTTATAAGATAACGCTGTCCGTCATACTCAACTGAGCCGTACAAGGCAAAGTATCTGTACAACTCATGGTCAGGCGATATATCAAACTGTAATGACATCAAACCGTCCTCTGAACGAGTACGAAAAAAGGTATTATCAATGTCACGATACACCTTAATATCATCACCGTAAAATACCTTTAAAAACATCTTAAACACCTCCTAAACTAAATGTAAATCGGTGTGTAAGACACCGTTATGCTGACATCAGATGCAGACGATGTTATCTGATTTTTGCCCGGTTGCAGAACAGGGAAATCAATCAAATCACTGTCGCCAAACTTATTTTTGCCGTCTGCAGTAATTAATCCTGACACGCTGTCGATTACTATTTTTGTACCGACTGTTATATTTTTGATAGTAACTCCCTGCAAAATTACCTCAGATTTTGTATTAGCATACACAGCTGTAATTATGGGTAGTGTAGCCGTGTTTGACTTGCAAATCATATAGCTGTTTGCTTTTATAATCTCACTGATAGGCTTTGCGTGACGAACAGCATTAAATGTATATGTAACATCATGCTCACCACTGCTATCAAAAGTTGCGGCGGCAATGCTGTTGACAATTGCCGTATAAATAAATCCGTCAGGGAGAGAAATTTCAACTACCTTGCCTACCAACAATCCCTCAAATGCGGTTATATTTTCGGTTGCTATTGCAAGGCGGTCGGAAACTGTCAAACCTTTTGCATAGTCACCAAGATAGTGAGGGTAAAAAGTCAAAGTTAAAGTCAAAGTTCTTGTGCCGGGAACGGAAGAAAACAGTAACGGAGCTGTTAAGATACTGCGAGAGGCAGAAAGGTTATTCGTAACGGTTGTACCGCTGACCGAATAGCTTTGTAAACGGGCATTGTATGCGGAAATATCAACGCCGTTTATTGTCATTTCGTTAAGCATTTTATCTGTCCTCCCATGCAAGTTCTTCAGAAACATACGGCGTGAGTGCCACAGCTGTTTCTCGACCGTCAATATTAATTGAGGTGTGAATATCGCCTTTAAGGCTGTACTTACGCTCGTTATCCTCGCTCATCAGCTCGACATTGTGGTTGACATCAGCGGTAAATTTGGATCTAAGCATTGACTGTCCTGCAGACACAGCCGCCCTCATCTTGCTGACTAAACCGTCAGCTGAAACACCTGCCTGCATACGCTCGGTAAATGTGGATGCCACCGTGTCAGCCTGCTTATATAGATTCGGAGCTTCAGCATCAAGTCCATTTTCGCCGCCTTCGAGGGCGTAGCCGAAAATCTTTTTAAACACTTTTGAGGGGGAGTGTTCATCAAACATTTTCTTGAAAATATTGATAACACTGCCTGAAATTTCTGAGGCCTTAGAATAAAGCGAATCCTGTTTTTCTGATAAACCAGTTTCCGCTCCCTCCATAGCATCTATAAAGCTTTGTTTAGTGTCTTCATCAAGGTTATCAAACGCTCCTAAAAACGCAGAATTTATTCCTTTAGCTTTTGTATCTGTTTCTCCGGTATATTGTTCATACAAACCCATTAAAGATAGAAATGCAACCAACTGATCTTGGTATTTTTCATCAGATAAAGCCTTACCTTGTTTGTTTCTTATTTCACCGAGTTCTTTGCTGTACCTTGCATTTTCTTCTTCTTCGGCTTTTTCTTTGATTCTAAGTGCAGTGCCTGCCATAAGAGATTTTTGAGTATCAGTTAAATTTTTGTTGCTTATTTTATAAAGTTCAGTATTATAATTACTTGCTATATCAATAAGTTTTTGTTTATGCGTTTGCTCGGCATCACTTTCATCTTGATTTAATCCTTTTAAATCTTCAGTTGTACTCTTCAACGCTTCTGCACGATTATAATAACCGTCTTTAATAATTTTAAGAGTATCCCCAGCCTCTTTATTAGCTGCACTAACAGCTTGCTGATAGCTTGCTTCTGCGGCTTTAACATCAGCATCATGTTCTTTCTGCGAATAATCACTATCCGTTTTCAACCTCAAATCAAGCAAGGCTACCTCTTCGGTATATTGCTCGTATGCTTTATCAATTACTGTTGTACGAGTTTCTTCGGCAGAGTTGGTAAGTTTTTGTGCTCTTTGAGTATATTCTTCAAGCGATAAATCAGATGCTTCATTTAGAGCTTTAGCCTGAGTTGTAACAACCCCTTGCTTTGCTTCTTCAATAGCAAGTTCTTGATCCGCAAGTTCGTGCATTTTGGCGAAAAGGTCTTCAAGTCTTTGAATTTCACCGCCGGTTAATTCTTTTCGATTTTCCGAGGCAGTTTTACAAATCTC